CGGGAAACAATGCGGTAACATTATATCTTATGGGCAAGTGGGTAAGCGCCGGAACTCAAAACGCTTGGCTGGATTATATCAGAATAGATTAGAGGAGGAGTATTTAATGATAACCTACGTTGTGACTAATAACGACATTATTGTTCTGGTCGATACCACAATACCCGATAATACTGCCGGCGGTGTAGTAATAGATATTCCGAAAGAGGAGTTAGACAAGATAGTGCCGGGTAAGTCGAAACTTATAGGCGAAAATGTAATTAACCCGAATAGGTATTATCTTGAATTATCCAATAACGTGATTGTCGGCTATTCAACGGAAGAGCAGGATGCGTTTAATACTCCGGTTTATTTGTTCTATGACGAAATCGCGCATTTAAAATTAGGATATTCCCAATACGTCAACGGTGAAGTCACCAGTCCCACGGATACTGAATATCAAGCACACCTAAACGAGTTAAGAAACACGCCAGAAAGCTTACAGTGGAAATACGAGGCGTATGTCGAACAGTTGATAAGAAAGAAATATACGGTTTCACAGGAATTGGCGATACTCCGGCAGCGGGATACAAAGCCCGAAGAATTTACGGTATACAATACATACGCCGAAGAGTGCAAGGCTCAGGCAAAGAAGGAATTTAATATTTCGGAGGAAGTTGTAAATGAAAACGGCAATTAAAATTTTATCGGTAGTATTTTTGGTCGGAGCCTCGGTGTGCTGCGTAATATTTAAAAATGAGCTTGAAAGCTTTTTGGGACAAGATATTAACAGCGTCGTATTGCCTTTGGTTACAAGCATAATAAGCGTATTCGCGGGATTGACTTTTATATTTTCTAAATTAAAGTCGGCTATAGGGACGCTTACGGATAAAGATATTAAAGTCGCAGATATTTACAGCAAGACGAACAAGATTTTTGAAGAGTTTAAGGCGGATTTCATGTCTATTAAAGCTGAGAACGAAGAGCTGCGCATTGCCATAGATCGGCTTATAAAAATAAAATCAAAAGCAAGCGACGCGGCTGTTTTGCTTGTGGGGCAAGATAACGCGGCTGTAAAAAACGGTACGGCGGCAAAAATTGCGGAGGTGCTTAACGATGAACAAAACGATTAAACTTGCGATTTTGCGCACCGGATCTTTTTTGTCGCAATTAGCGCCTATGGGAGTGTATGTCGGCATAAATTGGAGGAATATTGTAACAACTTCTCAAGCCGGCTGGTCGCTGACTATAGGAGGCGTTCTTGTCTGTATGGTTGTCGGGTTGCAAATGGCGGGTAAGTTAGGTAAAGTACTCGGAAATGGAGTTACCGTAGTGGCGTCTATGTATGTGATACTGACGTTGCTGCAGCCCATTTTACTTCAGTTAAACGATATCCTTTTATGCGTTCTTATCGGACAAGGTGTAAATGTGATTGCATTTAAAAATGTCATAGCTCGAACCGTGAAAGAAATTGACGCCGGCATTACAGCTGACGCTACCGCAAAAAGCATGGAAAGCGTTATGTCAAAATATACCGGGAGAGTATAGTTATGGACGAAAATAAAGTTAAGGATTTTTTCAGAAATAATATAATCCCGATAATAATTGCGATTGCATGTTTGGCATACATAGCAAGAGGATTAATTGCAATTAACGAAACTGGAAAAACTCCGTTCGAGATTATAGGAGACGGAGCGCTAGCTCTTTTATTTTCGCTGTTTATAACTCAAATGTTCGGGGAACAAGGTTTTTTAAAAGGCGACCAAAATGAAAAAGTAGTGGCTACAAATAAACTGCACGGAGAAACCGTGGACAGCATTTGCGATTATATAAATTTGTTGGACGAATGGTGCGATAAGAAAAATATCGAGGCTTTGAAAAAATCCCGCCGAAAGATTTTGTCCAGGGAGGGTATGAAATACGAGGATTATTTCGATGAACAAGGAAATTCCCGAGAGGTTACATTTGATTTTAAAAATAAGGAAAAGCGTAAGAAAGAGCTTAAGCGCTATATTTGTTACCGTAAGGCTTTAAGAAAACGCATAACGCCTTTGACTGTTTCGTCGCTGACAAGCGGAGATGGTATGGATGACGATCCTTATAATATGGGAAAGGGCAGAAAGGAATATCGTAAGTCTAATGCCCGTACAGGCTTAATAAGTAAAATGGCAACGTCTGTTTTAGCCGGTTGTTACGGGGTTAATCTTATTGCTAATTTTTCATGGGCGGAATTCGTTTGGACACTGTTGCAGGTTGCTTTATTTTTGCTTATGGGCGCCATGAATTGCGTTAATACATATTTTTTTGTTACTGATGAACTGCGTGCGAGAACAATACGTCAGATTAATGAGCTTGATAAATTCAAAGCCGACGTAACAAAAGAACACAACATTATAAATTTTATATCGGAGGAGTGTTATAATGACGTCAAACAGAATGACAAAGGTTAAAACCGATGCTGACGAACTGAAAAGCGTGTCTCAGCAGGCTTTAGGATTGGCAGGTTCCGGCGACAAGGGTATTGCGGCAAATAATGTTGCCAATAAGCCGTACACAATGAATGATTGGTTGGGTAACGGTACCTTTAAAAACAAAAATGTTAATACTGCGGCTGACTCCGTTATCGATTCTGATAATACTCAAAACAATAATTCTGCCGCGGCGGTTAAAGATATTTCTGCAACAGGAAGCAGCGGTTCCGCGACGTCGTCTGCAAATAACGGCACAAATAATAATTCGGAGCTGTTTGAAAATTATTTATCTCCCTTAAACGATAAATACGGCGGTAGCTTGGTCGATTACGACGCTTCCGGGCTGGAGGGATATGAGTTGCAGAAGTACCAGAATGACAGGGACGCTTTTGACGTTTATGAAATTCTTAATAAAAATTACATGACTTCGCAGGAGCAGGCGCGTGATAATATGTACGAGCAGCTCAGGGATGCTTATGTTTCTACCGAATTATCCAAGAAATATCTGACGGAACAGCTTGCGCGCAGCGGTTGGGACACTAATATCGGACTTACTACGTCGGCGGCGTCGGATATTAATACTCAGTATGCAAATAGTCGTGCGGATGCGCAGAGAGAATATAATTCACATATGCGCGAGTTGCTTAACGATACGCAGTCCCAGCTTCTTGAGACCGAATCCGCTCGTAGAAACGCTAACAGCGAGCTTGATATTCAGGAAATAGAAGAAAAAAGAGCGGCTGCTTATAACGAAATAGGCAACATGATTACAAATTATTTGTCAGGGGATAAGACTTACTCGCTTAAAGAAATTGCGCAGAATATAAATGAAAACCAATATCTTGACGCAGAGCAGAAAGAAAAGCTTGCCAAAATAGTCGGTTTGAATTTTGAAAACGACGAGTATAAGGATCCTGCTCCTGATTTCGCTACTCAGAATAAATACGGTATAGTTGATCCTTATGCGGGTATTGTTCTGGATACAGCCGGTGCAGAAAGCTTCGGTAAATACAACGGAACCGGAAAGGGGACTCAACAAGACCAGTATATCAATAAAATTATAGGAAAGGCAAAGGAAGGAGCAATAGATAACGGCACCGTCATAAACATGAATTACGGCGCCGGAAAAGCCGATAATTACGTTTATTACAACGGACGGTTTTATAAAACGACAAATAAAGCGACCATTGATTCCGATAACGTGGATAAAAACTGGAGCGAGCAAAGCGTTGATAACGATAATGGCAATCCGAGTTATACCCAACAAATATTTAATTCTCTCTCGGAAGGTGAAACTAAAAACGTGGGTGGATTTGCGTGGAAACGAAAAAACGGCAAACTATATGTTTATGCGCGTGGCGGCTGGTACGAGGCGAAAGTTTAATTTTCGTTGCCGGCATTAAGCGGCAATGCTTTTTATCGCTATAAATTACATTTTATCTATGATTTCCTGATATTTTGCTAGGTCGCGTTTGCATTGTTTAAGTTTTTCTTCAGTTTTAGTAATTTGATCGTCGGTTGCTTTTACGTCTTTAAGATAGTTTTGATAATTACTTTCAAGTTTATTGCTCTGTTTTACTAATTCGCTGTTTTTCTTTTGATAACTTTGATATAATTCTTTTTTTCTTTGAGCGCCGTACCCGGAATTTATATCTAATCCCTGTCTAGCCAATTCTTCGGCTAAATAACGTTGTTCAATAATGTAATTGCTATAGTTCTCGCTAATTTTATTATCAATAGCTTGTCGCTCTGCTTCAAAATCATCTTTTAGTTGTATAAGATTGTTGTATAAAATTGCGTAATGTTTTAAAGCGCAATTATAATATTCTTGTAAAAACGATAAACTTGCCCATTGTAATATATTAGTTAAATCATCTTTTGTCTTAGCTTTATCGTAAATCAATAAATGAGCATTTTCTTTAGCAGAATTAAGATTTTTGAGCGTTGAGGTCGGCATTGTCATTCCGTTTGTTGAAATAAGTAATTTTACGTCGTTTAATCTTGTGTCTATTTCAATTAAAGTTTGTTCTTGCTGCGCGTTGAAATTATCGGTATTGATATCTGCTGTATCATCCTGGGTGATATCATCTGGTGTATCGGGCGGCGTATCTGAACAAGCGCCAAGTAAACCGCACAGAGCAATTAGCATAACAAGAAATAAAAAGTTAATAAATCTCATTTTCTTTTTCATATTAGTTTCCTTCCTTTTATGTAGTTTTTTACTTATTATAACATAATTTTTTAATAAATCAATTGTGAGGATAATATAATGATATATAATCTCAATAAAAACAAGTCGAATCCTGTCGAAAATTATCACCGTAAGCTTGCGGAGCGTAAATATGCCCGAGATAAGAGTTTAAAGACGCGCGACGAGGAAATTAACGCGGAAAGCGATTACATTCAAAATACGCCGGAATTTGAGTCTTATACGCCTGCTTACGACGTAAATCAGAATATTACGCAGAATGTTGCCGAAAAGACAGAGGAGGAAACTAATAAAGGCGGTTTCTGGGGCGGCTTGGGATATGCTATTGAGCAGTTGGGCTTAGGTTTGGTGCGTTCTTTGGAAGGAATCAGCGATTATGTTGTAGGCGGCGTAGCCGA